CATACAGTTCATTTCTATCAATTCTAGTTGCTGTGTTGTTCGTCTCATCACACACTACTAAGAAGTCATATAATGCTCTTTGTCCTACTAGACCTAATAAGAAAGATTCAATTGCTCCTCGGATCTCATTTCTAGTCAAAGTATCATTCGGTTCAAAAATAAACGGTTTAGCAATAGCATCTAATTGTGATCTTAGAAACACTGTTAATCTTGATACGTTGATTCTGTCTAGTGCTGATGATGTGCTGGTTTTGGTTAAGTTACCAAAGTTCACAATACCTGCTCCTGAGAAGAAAGTGATTGGGTTAATTTTTGCTGTGTGCATTGCATCTCTTGTGCCTTCTGTTAAAGAGATAGTCTGGAATTCACCTGTTGATGCTTGTACATATCCTACTGCTGTTGCATTATCAACAATACCTCTTCTTGTACCAGCCGGTGCAAACCAAGGGTAACCAATGTTGTCGTTGTTAGCCAGTGTTCTCAACATCATGTGAGATGCTGGTACTACCACATTGTTACCTGCGTTGTCTGTAGTTTTACCTGATGGATAAAACACGCCAAGATAATCTGAACTTGTTACAATGCCGCTTTCGCCATTTTCTGATGCGCCTGCTGTATTGTTTGCCCAGTTTGTAATTTCAGTGGAAGTGCTCGCCAGTCTAAATGGAGTGTCTCCTACAACAAATGCTGTGCTGTTTCTGTCAGTGTTTAGGTTAACCATTTCTGAGATAACTTCTGGATATCCAGGAGCGGCAATTACGTTAAAGCCTCTTTGGTCTTCTCTGATTGCTTGGTTGGTGTTGATCTCTGATTTAAGCTGTGCTGTGATCACTTTTCTCACTGCTTTTCTTCCAAAAGTGCCTGAACCATCTGCGTTGTTAGCATTTTTAGTCACCCATCTGTCTGGGAAGTATGTAGCAACTGATTCGTTGTTGTATCGAACGTTTCCTTTGCCTGTGCTTCCTGAACCTGGATAAGCAGTTGTTGTAATGTATGAATTTCTGTATTCTTTCACATTGTATCCGGATCTTCTTGTGTTGAACAACAATATTGATTGAGGATAAAGTGCTGGATTTGGAGCATCTGGGTCAACAAAATCATCACTTAATAAAGCAACAATAGAACTGTCAGTTGGAGCTCCGCCTGTTGAAGATGAATCTGCTTTCGCCGCCGCTGTTGTAGATCTAGCATCAGCAAACACAATACCATTTTCTGTGGTTTGGTCTGTGTTGTCAACCAACACAAAGTCAGCACCATCAGTTAATGCAGTATCGTATTTGTAAATTTTTGGAAAGTTTTCTAAATCACTTGTGTCAATCCATAAGTCGTTTGCAACAAGAGCTGTACCATCTGATTGTGTGGTAGGTTTAGTTGCTGAGAATTGAGGACCATTTGGATCTGTGGATGCATAAACATTTACATATCCGTCCCATTTAGTTCCATCATGAGCTAAAATGTCCGCTTCTAAATTTGTGTTGTACCATAACGTACCGTCTGTGGGTTCGTTGGCTGGTGCACTTACAGAAGCAGTGTAAGATAATCTTTTCCAGTTAGATGCAATTACATCTGCTGGAGTTGTAGAATCTTCTGTGTAGCCTGCAGGAGCATCGTACAAGTTGTCCACGAGTGTAGTGGAGTTTGCTGTGTATGTTCCGTATGCATGACCGTTTGCAACACCAAAACCTGCATCATCAAGAGCAGTTCCTGTGACTTGCCACATTCTAAATTCTCCGCCTAGTGCGTGTGTCATTTGTATTGCACCTGTGGAAAGTTTAGTTGCACTCACGTTTGTTAATCCTGCCGCAGATACTGCTGTAACAAATGCATCTGCATCTGTGCCGCCTAGTGTAACTGTAACAGCTGAGCTCAATGCTCCAGAAGCTTTAACAGTTTCTTGGATTTTAAATGAGTGGCCGGAAGTAACAGTTGGTGAAGTATCATTTGAAGTGATTGTTGTAGCACCTCCTTCGAATCTAAAGATTTGGAAATCTTGTAGAGCTCTAGAAGTATCGCTTGCTCTATCTTTAACTGAATCTTCTGTTACGTTGTACTGTGTGTATAAAGCACCAGTTGATAGACTAGTTCCACCATTGACTGCATCTAATCCGTAGATTGCCGCATGGTTGGTTGCATACAAAGGAGCACTAACAGTGTTCCATGATTTTGTGGATGATGAGTAAAGTTTAACTGCAACACTCGCTCCAGAATTTGGAGTTGTAGTTTTAAACCAGATAGAACCTGTTGCCGCATCTTGCTCTGTGGACTTCCAAAGTGGTCTGTCTGTGTGAGCCGATTGTTGGTGTAAAACTGCTGATCCGTGTAGAGTGTACCACGCCGCTGATCCTACTTGGATCCAGGCATTGGCCGCTGTTTTGTAATATGTTTTGTTGGTAACATGAGTTGTGTTGATTGCGTAATCACCAATTGAACCAATAGAAGTTTTAGGAGCTCCTGTGGATACACCGCCTGCTAAATCAGTTACTGATGTGATGTAAGTTGGTGCGATTGTTGTGAACGCTTGATCTGCTTTAGACCATTCAAATAGTCCTGGTACTGAAGAAGCAATATCAAACCAATAAGTTCCGTTGGTTGGAGTTGCTGTTGGTGCTGTGGCACTGCCTGCAAGTGATGCTAGGTCAACGTTGGCTCTCAATACAAATGCTCTGTTAGCCACACCCAAAAATGAGTAAGCCGCTTGTAATCCATATTCGTTCAACTCATAACCGTTGATTGGATTGCTTGATGCATCTGTGTAAAAAGTAGGATCTCCGAAAGTTTCTGTTAATTCTCTCTGAGATGAAATTAGATAAACTGAGTTTGCGTTAGCAGAAGTTGTTCCTGCCGCAGTGCTTGTTCCTGCACCGTTTAATTTGTCTTGTGCTGTAGTAACGATCAATAATGGAGTTGTGCCCGCATCTGACGGTACATAAAAACTCTCGTTTATTACTGAAACTTCTACTCCTGGTGATGTTAATGCCATTTTTTAGTTCTCCTTGCAAGTGTAACTGATTGTATTTATAGCGTTTGCGGTAAAAAGCGGTTAAACTCTGGTAAATTCTGGTGCCTATATAGGGCACGTAAATACACACATATGAAAAGACCGTTGTGCAAAAAATGTAACGCTAAACCTAGAGCTTATGCTTATCGTAAAAGCACAAAGATATATTGGCGTTCTCTGTGTGATACCTGTATTCGTAAAAAAAATCAGCAGAAAGTGAGCGGAGTTGCAAAATGGCAGTTGGCAGGTTATAAGAAAAAAAATAGATGTGAGCTGTGTGGGTTTAAAGCAAGAGTGCGTGAGCAGTTAGATGTGTATCATGTAGACGGTAACAGAAATAACGTGGGTGGCTATAATCTTAAAACTGTGTGTGCTAACTGTCAACGATTAAAAAGCACTCAAAATTTAGGATGGTCTATTGGGGATCTCGAAGTTGATGAATAAGGTCGTCTATTTGAGAATTTAATGCTTCGAGTGTGCTGTTGTTTTCTATTGTGTAATCAAACTTGCAACCAATCCAATCCCATTCAGACTGATGGGCTCCTGACGCCTGCATCACTTCACGACTGGGCACTTCTCCTCTCCTGATCAGTACTATTTTGCCACCGTGATCTCGGATGGTTTTAATCTCGTTAACAAAACGAGTGTCACTGATCACTGTGTTTTCTCCTTGGTATCGAGCAACAAGACTGTCCACCCATACGGAATCTAACATTCCGCCCCGACAGACTTCTGTGCCGAAATACTGTAGTATCCACCTAGGAGTCACAGTTTTGCCAAAACGCTCACTCCAAAAAATGTCTGGTTGTTCTCTCCATTTGCGAGACTCGTTGGTCTGTCCTTCCAGCATTTCTCTGTCCCATCCAAAAATATTAGCAGTGGCATCCTTCAATGATTTTGCAAAAGAATCTCTTTTAAAACTGTGTTGTTCCACCAATCGAGCCGCGACTGTGTCCTTGCCAGAACCTATTAATCCAACTAAACCTATAAGCATAGATTTATTTTAACAGTTCTTTATGCGTTTTTCAAGTTCTTTTTTAATTTCTCTCACAGCGTTTAACATATGAAAAGATATTTTCCAAGAAGGTCCTGCCTTGAGTAGAATTTCTAGTCCTATTGTTAATTGTTTGAGTTGTCTGAAAGATAATTCAGATAGTTTTGAAAAGTAGTGTTTTTTTGCCATAATTGTTGCCTTTCGTTTGCCTAATTTACGTGATTATTTAATCTATTGAGGAGAGGAATTATATGATAATAAAAAATTAACCAATGACAAAACTGTAGGGAGAGCCGCCTTCGAGATAGTTATTGATCTCCTGATCTAACCTTTCCATCTCGGCCTGACCTTCTGCTTTTAGAGCATCACCGTTCAATGTGGTTCCACCCTGCGGCCCTGCAATGGTATTAAATTTGCCTCGAGCTTCTCCCAGCATGGTTTTACAAACGGCCAGTGTGTAGTCTCTGAGCCACGGTTTACTATAGATATCTTTGAACAGCGTTATGTCTGGTCGATAATTGTTGGTGTGCATGATCACTGTCTCTGTGTCAATCCTTGGTCTCTGCGTGATGGTCAATGTTTTTGTGGCATTGTCATAATGGAACTGTATGAACGATCCAAACATTTTCCCCACAAGCTCTTGATAAGAAGCAAAGGCAAAATATGTCGCCAATCCACCCGCCGCACCTGCTCGTAGAAGATAGGTGTTGGTGTAGGCCAAATTAAATGGTTCAAACATTGTGCCACCTTCACCGCCTTCAGAGCGTGATCCCACTGTTCTTCTTCCCAGTTCTCTCACGTTGATAATTTCGTCAGGCAAGATGTATCTGTTTTGATCTTTTTTTAGTTGTAGAAAAGCGTATGATTCTTCGGTAGCATTAGACGATCGTTGGCGATATCTGTTGATCGCCCTTTGCAGTGCTGTTTCGTAGTGTTTTGGATCTAACTCCACTTCAACCATGCCATCTCCCAGGCTGGTTTTAACGTAATCGAATATTTCTTGTTGACCGGTTTGTAACTCTGACATGCACATATTTACCGCATAGACATTATCAATAAATATGTGTGATATGCCAAGACTATCCATTTACAAGCCGGAAAAAGGCAATGATTACAAATTTTTTGATCGTAACATCAAAGAGCAGTTTTCTGTGGGAGGCACCGACATTTACTTACACAAATATATAGGTCCATACGATCAAGGTGCTACCAACAAAGATGGTCTGGCGTCTCCCACCCAACCAAACTATTCAGGCACCACATCAGAGACCACCATTCAAGATCTACTGTTTTTAGAGAACAGAGACCGAAAATATTCATCAGATGTTTATGTGGTGAGAGGCATTTACAACGTACAGGACATAGATTTTAATCTATCACAGTTTGGAATGTTCCTGCAGAATGATACAATTTTTATGACTGTGCATCTAAACGATATCGTGGAACGAATTGGAAGAAAACCCATGTCGGGCGATGTCATAGAATTACCTCATATGAAGGACGATTTTTCATTGGATGAAAATATCCCTATTGCACTTAAAAGATTTTATGTGGTAGAAGATGTAAACAGAGCCGCAGAAGGATTTTCACAGACTTGGTGGCCACATCTGTTAAGATTAAAGTTAAAAACACTCGTAGATTCACAAGAATTCAGAGATGTTATCGGTGATGCAGAGACAACGGGGTCACTGGCGAGTTACATGAGCACCTACAACAAGGAAAAAGAAATCAATACTGCTGTCATACAACAGGCAGAAGCAGATGCTCCCAAGTCAGGATTTAACTATAAACAATTTTATGTGGCTCCCATCGACGAGCGAGGCAATATAAGAACAGACAACGTGAATTCAGATGGCAGTGTCGCCACAGATAAAACAGTGAATGCTGTGATTGACACACCTGCTTCCTCTCATTATGGATTCTACTACAACGGTGACGGTGTTCCGCCTAATGGAAATCCTGCAGGGTTTGGCACAAGTTTCCCTACCACTAATGTGGACAAAGGTGATTATTTCCTACGAACAGATTTCTTGCCCAATAGATTATTCCGATTTGACAGTGTAAGGTGGGTAAAAGTGGAAGACTCTGTGAGATTAACAATGAGCAATACTGATACAAAAAATACATTTAAATCACAATTTGTTAATTCGTCGGGTACAACCACAATCAATGGTCTAACAGTTGAGCAGAGACAGTCATTAACAGATGCTCTAAAACCACAGGCGGATAATTAAAATATGCACATATATAAATGGACACATAT